ACGGCTAGCAATAGATTAAGCGTCGCACAGGCAAACTTTAATTCTATAAATGAGGACATTAAGAATGCACAAGAAGTGCTTAGACTAGACCCAAGGAATTACAGGCGACAAGCGGAGATAGACAGGGTTTCCACTCCTGGAATGTCAGCCACTTCAAGCGGGGGTGGCGGCGGTGCCAAGCCCAAGGAAAAGAAAGAGCGCGAAAGCCAGATTCCGCAATTGATGTTGCAACTGGAAAAAACCAAAGAATTGTCCGCCGTTGAGATGCAAATTGTTAACGCACAATTGATAAATAATACGTCCCAACTGAGTAGCCTTGAGCTGCTGAAACGATTGATTGAATTTAAGTATGAAGCCAAATCTCTTGCGCTAGAAGATCTTACCACTGAAGAGCGTGCTTTGAAGTACAGGGAGATTGGCTTGCGCCGCGAGCAGGCTATTTTTGAAAATCAATTGCAGTTGCAAATTGACTTAAAAAAAGAAAGAGACGAAGTTCAGCAAGGCTTTGCCGCGACGCTGGCAGGGTATCAGGAAGAGGCTGGTTTTCAGCAAATGTATTTAGATCTTATCAATCAAGGAGTTTTGCCATCGCTCGCAAAAGTGCGAGTAGAAGCAGCAAAAGCCTTTGCAGAGGGCGAAAAGAAGTTGGATCAATCAATTGAACAAATACAATTAAACATTGCAGGTCTTGAGCTTTCTATTGAAGCATTAAAGCGAGAGAAAAACTTAACGCCAGAGAAACAAAAACAATTAGAGGCAGATGAGAAGAGGCTGGACATCCTTAAAGAAGACCTGAGGCTGAGAGGGCTCTTAAAAGATACGGCTCCAGAAAGAAAAGGAGCTGCTATCGCCGCAGCAGAGGGCACTTTGACACCCAAAACCGCTTCGGAATATGCAGGAGAGGGCTTGGAAGCGGCACAGGACAGGCTCAAAGAGCTTACCAACACTGGAGATCAAGTGGTGCAAGCTGCTAATGCCATTGGAGACGCATTTGGAGAAGCATTCAAAGGCGTTATCACCGGCAGCATGACTGCGCGAGAGGCTCTTGCAGGTTTCTTCCAAAGCGTTGCAGATTCGTTTGCCGACATGGTGGCAAAGATGATTGCCGAGTATTTGAAGATGGCGCTTATCAAGGGAATCATGAGCCTGATTCCAGGGCTGGGAGCAATGGCTGGTGGGCTTAGCGGTGCATTCGGCGCAAGTGGCCCTTCCTTCAACGCTGGCGCATTTTCGGGGCCAGCATTGTCATCTGGCGCTGCATTCGGAGGCGCGGGAGCTGGGAGTTTCTCTGGTGCGTTTAGCGGCGGTGCTGCGGCCTTCAACCCAGCAGCGTTCTCCATCCCCAAATTTGCCAACGGAGGCATCGTCACAGGCCCCACTCTGGGCCTCGTAGGCGAAGGGCGATACAATGAGGCAGTCATTCCCCTTCCAGACGGCAAGAGCGTCCCCGTGCAGCTCTCAGGGGGCGATGGCGGTAATCAAATCAATAGCAACATCACCGTCAACGTAAGCAACGGTCAAGCGCAAAGCAATGCCACGGGCTCTAACTCTTCAGAATTAGGGCGTAAAATTGAAGGAGCAGTAAAACAAGTGATTGTTGGTGAACTTCGTCCTGGCGGGCTTCTTGCTTCTCGTTAATTCCTTATGACTCAGCCCACTTTTGCCATACCTTGTGAATACGGACTAACAGTCCAGCGTGGATCACGCATTGAAAAAGTGCAGTTTGGCGATGGCTATGAACAAACTCGTCCTGATGGTATTAACAATGACATTCGGCAGTATTCCATTGAGACAGCGCCTATCGCTGATTCCACTGCCATTGCTCTTGACAGTCAACTAGCGGCGCTTAATGGAGACTTCTTCTACAGTCAGTTCTTCATGGATGATGCAATGTATAAATATCGACTAGAGCCAAATCAATGGCAATGGCGAACAGTGGGACCAAACAGCAATATTTTTAGCTTCACCGTAAGGAGGATTTATGACAATAGAAGCTGACATTCAACAAGGCTGGCATGATGCCATTGTAGAACTAATTGACCTAGATCTTTCTCCTATTACGAACGATCCTGCAGATATATTTTATTTCACGAATCAGCTAAAGCCTAATGATACAAAGATTCAATGGAAAGGAAATATTTATGAGCCCATTCCTATTGCTGCAGCAGGTTACGAGAAAAGCACCACTGGACAAATTGCGCAGCCCACTTTGACAGTAGCCAATGTGCTTGGCACCTTCACGCAAGTTATCAATGAGCTTGACGATTTAGTGGGAGCCAAGGTAACTCGTCGGCGCACACTTGGTAAATACTTAGACGGCGAACCTGGCGCTGATCCGCTGCAGGAATTTCCCATTGATATTTTCTACATTGAGCGCAAAACGCAAGAGAATTCAATGATTATCTCCTGGCAATTAGCCAGTGTCCTTGACCTTGAAGGCTTAAAGCTGCCGCGCAGAATCATCACGCAAAACTATTGTCAATGGCGATACAGAGGGAGTGAATGTGGCTTTACTGGACCTGCGCTTTATGGAAGCAATGATCGCTACATTGACACCACTGGACTTTCTGCTTTTGCCATTGCCGTTATAAATGCTGGCAGACTCGTTGAGCAAAGACAGCAAGAACAAATTGTTGCCATCAACATTCGCAATGCTTCCATTGGAAATAAAAATGAACAATGCGAACAGTTTGTGCTACTAGAGGCGAGATTTTCAATCTTGCCGTTTCCCTTCGGCACAGCAAGTTATGTACTTAGCCTTTCCGATACAGAAATTTTTAACATTGCTTCATGGAATGGAGTGGGCGTTGCACTTGGCACTACATACAGACAGGGGAGACAAATATTCTTTAACTACTATGAAATCGAGCGTTGGGGACTTGATCCCACTGCTTGTAGTATTGCCACCGCTGAATTAGCTACCGCTGAAGCCAATTTAACCACTGCCAATAACAATTTAATTGCAGCGCAAAATGCTTTAGCCGCCGCCAATGCAGCACTGCCACTTACGGACTCCCTTCGCCTTCTAGACGTTTGCGGTAAGCGCGTGAATAGCTGCAAGCTTCGGTTCCCTTATTCCTCTCTGCCTTATGGTGGATTTCCTGGAGCCAATACGGTTCGCCAATGACACCTTTCCCTCTCCTTGAGTCAATCATTCGTGCCCATGCTTTTGAAAAGCCTACGGAGGAAGCTTGTGGACTTATCGTCGATGGCAAATATATTCCTTGTAAAAACCTGCATTCTTCGCCATCGTCTAATTTTGCCATTGCGGCAAAGGACTATGCGAAAGCAGAAAAGAAAGGAGCCATACAAGCAGTGGTGCATTCACACCCTGAAGGCTTTGGCGGGTTCAGCAAGCATGATATTATTAGCTGCAAGCAAAGCAATGTGCCATGGTTGTTATATTGCACGCAATCTAATGAATGGCACTACGTCGACCCGACTGGCAATGCGCCTCTTGTTGGTAGACCATGGGTGTATGGCATTTACGACTGCTATGGCATCTTGAAAGATTACTTTCACCAGACTTTTGCCATTGAACTTGATGACTTTCCGAGAGGAGAAGAAGGTGAATGGGAGAGCCCTGAATGGCGCATGTTTGAAAAGAATTTTGCAGAGCAAGGTTTTGTGCCAGTGGACAAGCCAGGGAAAGCAGGAGACTTTATTTTGATGCAGCTACAGGCTCCTTTTCCTAATCATGCAGCCGTATTGTCGAAGCCAGAGCAAAATGTGTTCTATCATCATTTAATGGGTAGGCTTTCGGAGGAAAATGTATATGGCGGATATTGGCAGAAATGCACAAGCCAAGTGTTGCGTCATCGGGAGCTGATGTGATGGAAAGTCTTATTGAAGTGAAACTACTGGGAGAGTTGGGGCGTCGCTTTGGACGTTCGTATTCTTTTGTGGCATCATCCCCCAAGGAAATTATTTCAGCGCTGTCCAATCAGATTGAAGGCTTTAAGGATTACTTGCGCCAAGCCCATGAAAATGGCATTGGTTTCCGTTTAGTCGATGGCAACGCGGAAGGCATGGCCTACGAGGAAGTGGTAATGGGCTGCAAGCAATTAATTATTGCCCCCATCGTTACTGGAGGCGGGGCTATTGGACGCATTCTGTTAGGAGTCGCCTTGATAGCGCTTGCTTTTATTCCTTTTGGGGGTCTATTCGCTGGTTTTGCCGCAGGTCAATTCGCTATAGGTAGTGGTATTTTATTTAGCCTTGGTACGAGCTTAGTGCTTACAGGCGTGGCATCATTGCTTACGCCACCAGTGGAGCAACCAAAGGAAACAGAGCGTAAAGATAGTTTTCTCTTTGACCGTGCCACTGAACTAACCACGCAGGGACAGCCAGTACCCTTGCTTTATGGTAAATTTCTTGCTGCTTCTCCATTGATCATTTCATCTGCCATTACCACTCAACAGGTGCCAGTCTGATGTCAGAAGACTTCAATGAACTGATTGCCATAGAAGGCGCAAAAAAAGGCGAAGGCAGGAAGCCTGTTGAAGATCCAGAATCTCTTCGCAGTAGATCAAACGCTGATATTGTTGCCGTGTTGTCAGAAGGTGAAATTCTTGGCTTTGAGCCTGGCGTGGACCCCCTCACTCGACTGTACCTAGACGGCATTCCCATTAAGAACATTGATGGCAGTTTCAACTATACAGTCACTAATTTTTACACTGGCTCTTCTTCGTTGGCCAATGGCAAAGGCGGACTGGTTCCTTCCATCAACGCCAGTATTCCAGGGTTAATTCGTGGTAATGTTATTAACCAAGTAAATTCAGTAGTTCTTGATTATCGCGTGGGTACGCAGAATCAAGACCCAATGCCAGGTTTTGACAATATCAAGGCAGAACAAAGTGTAGGCATCAGAGTTACGCAAGCGCAAGGAATTGTTTCTCGCACGACCATTGCTAGTAATTGGAACCGTCTTCGTTTACGAGTGGGCGTCGGAGCACTGTTCTTTATTGACAAAAACACGGGAGACGTTAAAGGCACAAGTGTCACTTTCAGTGTAAAAATTTGCCCACAAAGCGGAATTTGTATAAATGAAACTAAAACAATTAGCGGCAAAAGCAGGGGGCCTGTAGATTTTGAATATGAATATGCGCTGCCAGGTATGGGGCCATGGGTGGTAAGCATTCAACGATTAACAGGAGATCCAACCACTACTTCTGTCACTGATGACTTCTATTTTAAGGCGCTTGTTGGCTATATAGATTCATCATTTCGCTACCCCAACACTGCATTGATTGGCCTCAAAATTGGCGCAGAAAGTTTTACGAGGGTGCCCTCAATTGGAGCAGAACTGTTAGGCGTAAAGATTAAAGTGCCATCAAACTACAATTCATTTACGCGCACTTATCAAGGCATTTGGAACGGCACGTTCAAAACAGAATGGTCGAATAATCCTGCCTGGATTTTTTACGACTTGTTGACCAACACACGCTATGGGGCGGGGGAATTTATTGAGGAAGCGCAAATAGATAGATACAGTCTGTATTCCATAGCTCAATATTGCGACGAGCTTGTGCCAGACGGGAAGGGAGGGCGTGAGCCTCGCATGACTTTCAATGCCTACATAACAGATAGGGGCGAAGCTTACGAAGTGCTGAATAGCATGGCTGCTGCATTTCGTGGAATGCTTTATTTCAGCGAAGGAACCATCGTTGGCATTCAGGATAAGCCTAAGCCTGTCAGCAAAATATTCTCGCCCTCTAATGTCATTCAACAAGTGGACGACAGTGGTGAAGTAAGTGAACCATGCTTCAGCTACGAAGGCACGGCACGCAAGGCGCGTAAAACTGTAGCTCTTATTAGTTGGAATGATCCCAATGACCAGTATTCTTCAAAGATTGAATACGTAGAGGACAGGGATGGCATTGAACGCTATGGCTATAGGGAAGCTGAAATTCGTGCATTTGGCACCACTTCACAAGGACAAGCACAACGCATTGG